AAAAAAAAAATAATGATTTTCTATATCCAGATTTAAATGATGCAAATTTTAATATAAAATTATCAGAAAAAAAAGAATTTTATGATACAAGAAATACTGAAAAGGTCTACAGAAATAAAGAATTAATAGAGCATGCTGATAAAATGTGCAATGCAACATATGAGTTGCAACAACATCAATATTTTGTAAAAAATTTCATGTCATTTCAAACGCCATATAATAGTTTGCTTTTGTATCATGGTCTCGGTTCCGGAAAAACTTGTTCTGCAATTGGAATATCTGAAAATATGAGAGATTATTTGAACCAGATGGGAATAAAACAAGAAATAATCGTTATTTCAAATATCAATGTAAAAAATAATTTCAAAAAGGAATTATTTGACATTAGTAAATTGCATCGAAATGAATCTGGAAAATGGACAATAAGCGGATGCACTGGAAATAAGTATTTAAAAGAAATTAATTTGTACCTGTTTGAAATGGATGATGATGAAGTTGGCAATGCGCAAGAAGAAGAAAAGATTAAACTAAAAATAAAAAAACAAATTGATAAAATAATAAAAAAATCATATTTATTTTTTGGATATCAAAAATTTTCATCCATTATAAAAATGTTAATTAGTGGAGAAGGTGTACAAAAATCTAAAGCTGCCGATAAGGTTACAAGTAAAAAGGGAAAGGGCGAGGAAGAAGAAGAAGAAGAAGAAGAGGAGGCAGGTGAGGAAGAAGAAGGTGAAGGTGAAGAGGAAGAAGAAGGTGAAGGCGAGGAAGAAGAAGGTGAAGGCGAGGAAGAAGAAGAAGAAGAGGAAGAAGAAGAGGAACAGGAAGAAGAAGAGGAAGAAGAAGAGGAACAGGAAGAAGAAGAGGAATTCAAAGTAAAAATAAGTCGTGAAGGAATCAAAAAATTGAGAAATTATTTCAACAATAGATTAATTATTATTGACGAAGTTCATAATTTAAAATCTAATAACAAGGATGCGGCTTACTTGTTGAATCTTGTAAAATATGCAGAAAATTTACGGTTGTTATTTTTATCAGCAACTCCAATGTTTAACGACCCGAAAGAAATTGTTTGGCTTTTGAATCTTATGCGAATTAATGACAGACGCCCTCGAATTTATTCAAGAGATTTATTTGATTCAGATAATAATCTTTTAGTTGTAGAAGGGAAACAGGTTGGGAGAGAGTTATTAAAAGAAGCATCAATTGGATATATATCATATGTAAGGGGTGAAAATCCATACACATTTCCATATCGTATTTTTCCGTCACAGTTTTCTAAAGATAACGCATTAAAGCAGCAAGAAGTTTATGATGGTACTAATAAAACAAGAGGAACTATTGCTTATCCCAAGGTTACATTTGACGGTAAAACGACAGTTCCTGGATTAGAACACGTGGATGTTTACATAACAAAGATTGGAAAACACCAAAGTGAAGTATACGAGAAAAAACTGGGAAAAATGGAAGAACATGAACACGAACGAAGGAGTGTAAGGGAAGTTGTTGAGGTTGTTGGTGTTGGAGATGTAGAAGATGATTATCAAGATGACATTGATGAAAACAGCGCTCTTTCTGGATACACTATAAATGATTTGATTTCATTTCGGCAAATATTAAATATGACGTATCCATACAAAAATGAAGAAGAAGATTTAGAGTACACATATGGAGAGAGAGGATTGTTAAATATTATGAAAAAAGAAAAAGGTCATTATGCGTATAAAAATACAAAAACTCGTATATTTTCACCGGAACACGTTGGAGAGTATAGTTCTAAAATTAAATCCATATGCGACAGCATTGTTTTAAATTATAATAAAAAATCTCCATCTAAAAGTTCATTTTGTGAAGGAATTGTTCTGATATATACTTATTTTATTGAGAGTGGTGTAATTCCAATGGCACTCGCATTAGAAGAAATGGGATTTACAAGATATAAAAATGAAAATTCAACATCAAAATCGTTGTTTTCAAGTGGTTCTTCTTCTATAAAATCAAATGGATTAAAGTATGCGCTAATTACGGGAAACCAATCCATTTCTCCGAATAATGATATTGAAATTAATGCACTTCGTTCCGATAAAAATATGGATGGTTCAAGATGTAAAGTTGTAATTATTTCAAAATCGGGGTCAGAAGGCGTTGATTTGAAAAACATTCGCCAAATACACGTAATGGACCCGTGGTACAACATGAGCGCAATTGAACAAATTATTGGTCGCGGAGTTAGAACGTGCAGCCATAAAAAATTACCTTTCAACCAAAGAAATGTTCAAATATTTCTTCATGCAAGTCTTTTAGAAGGCGGAAAAGAGTCGGCCGATTTAGCAATGTATCGTTTTTCAGAAACAAAAGCGGTCAAAATGGGAATGGTTAGCAGGGTGCTTAAAGAATCTTCAGTTGATTGCATTTTGAATATTAAACAGGGTGATTTTACAGAAAAAAATATAAATACTGAAATTGAGTTACATTTATCTACAGGTAGTAATATTGATTATAGAATAGGCGATAAACCTTTTACATCAACGTGCGACTATATGAAAAGTTGTCAATATACATGCGCTCCTGGTGTAAAAATCAAAGAAAAAGATGTAAAAATGGGAACATTTAATGAAACATTTATTTTGATGAATGTTGAAAATATAATCAAAATAATAAAATCTGCATTTAAAGAAAAACATTTTTATAATAAAATAGATTTGATTCATTTTATAAATCGTATAAAAACATATTCGCAACTTCAAATCAATTTTGCTCTAACGCAAATGATAAATGATAAAAATGAATACATTTCTGATTTATACGGAAAATATGGAAACTTGATAAATATTGGAGATTATTACCTCTTTCAACCGGTTGAGTTGAACGACCAGGCAATCAGCGTATTTGAAAGAAGCACGCCAATTCCTTTTAAGCGCGATAAAATAAGTGTGAATGTAAGTGTCAAAAAGCCAGGTCCAAATGTAATAGGTGTAGCAGAAAAAACAGATGCGTCAAAAGATAAAGAACTGGAAAGAGAAAGAGAAATTAAGGGTTACGATGGTGTAAAAAATATTATTTCAAATATAGCATACACATATAACTTAGCCATAAACTCGTCAATGAGTAAAAAAGCAAAAAATGACATTGCAGACGCGCAAGACCCTGCGTTGAAATTAATTTCGGGTGCAATACCCATGATTTCAAGAGATAGAATTTGGTATATTTATTGCAATGAAATGATTCATACACTTGAAAGAGTAATAGACTTGGGTGAAATTCATTGGTATATTTTTATTCACATTATGGACCGTTTGACATTTGATGAAATTAATTCTCTAATTTTAAATTTAAATAATATAGAACAAATTTCTAAAAGAATAAAAGATGAAGCCGTTTTAAAAAATAAAGTATTGTATGAGGAGGCAAAGTATGAAGCAGACACTTTTTCCCCGACATGCGCTAAAAACATATTAAAGTATTTCAATCGGTTTGTTACACGAGAAGAAGGTGACAAACTATCAACCGTTGCATATTTATTTATTCCTTCAAAAAATGCATCATCTACATCTAAAAATGTGTCAGTTATGTCGGTTTATTATAAAAAAAATCAAGCGGATGAATGGCAAATATTTGACCAAAGTGAATTGACAAGTGACGAGCGTAATGGTTTGACGAGTAAATTTAAAATTGATAAAAATGACTTTGCACAATTTTTAGGATTTACGCAAACTATAAAAGATGGAGTTGCGTTTAAAATAAAAGAAAATCAAAATCGTGGAAGTGTATGCAGCACATCTCCGACAAAAAAACGTACGCTCCAAGATATAATACAACAATATAAATTTCAACATTCTATTGAAATACCGCAAAATCTTACTCAAATAACATATTGCATATTGCAAGAAATTATCCTCAGTTATTATAACCACATCAAATTAAGTAATAAAAGATGGAATCTTAATATAGTTGAAGCTATATATTCAATAAATTAATTTCAGTCGTAAATTATAAAATTACATATTTAATAATAATTAACAATTAACAATCATAAATATAATAAATAAGAAAATTGAAAAAATATAGAGAATATAAAGAATATATAATAGAGTATATTATATATACTATATAATGTCGTCATCGTCATCGTCATCTTCATCGTCGTCGTCGTCACTTATACAAAAAAAATCATCATCGTTTGTCCAAGTAGAAGAAAATGAATTATATTCAAAATCAGTTTTAACAACCAAGGTTGTTATTCCATTTATTCTAGTTGGTTCGAATGTGGAAACGACTATCAAAAATACAATTTCTGCAAAAATGGAAGGAAAATGTATTGTAGAAGGATATGTAAAGCCGGACTCTATCCGCATTATAAAATTTTCGAGCGGAACATTGACAAGTAAGTATGTTGAATTCGAGGTTGTTTTCGAATGCAGCATTTGTTGTCCGGTTGAAGGTATGCAAATCAACTGTTATGCTAAAAATATAACACAGGCAGGTATACGGGCATTTACAAGTTTAGATGAAAAGAAGTCACCTGTAATTATTTATGTGTCACGTGACCATCATTCTTCCAATTCATATTTCAATTCGGTAAATGAAAAAGACTTTATTCGCGTCCGCGTAATAGGTCAGCGCTTTGAATTAAATGACAAACAAGTGTCGATTATTGGTGAACTCATGCCCAAGGGTTCGTCAAGTGCAGTTGCTGAACATGCAAAGAAAAAAATTATAATCACTAGAAGGGGGGGAGCCCCTCTTTAAACCCCCTCCACCTCCAGTTGACATGTGACCCGTGGTTGACATGTGACCCACATCCTTTGTGGGCAAGGGGTCAGAGGGGGCAGCATGTCCCCTTCACTTAAGTAAGTGATGTTTGAAGAAGGTTGGTAAAATTATCATGCGTCGGCTTTGCCTCAAACTCGACAATGTCGCCAGGCCCTCGTTCTAATTTGAATGTTGGATATCCTTTAACATTAAATTTATCTGCAATATTTTTTTCTGCATCACAGTCAACGCTTTTAAAAAGTATGTCATAATTTCCAACTTTTAAATTTTCATTATTGCTGACATAGTCATCCCAAATGGGTTTAGCTGTTTTACAGTGCGGACACCAACTCGTTCCAAACATATAAAGTGTTGCAGTTTTTTGATTATCCGATGATGGAGGGGCATTTTCTCCCATACTAGATGCATAGCCTTCCAATGATGACCCCAAATATGAACTGACATATGTTTTATACACGTACGCGCCAATCCAAATAAACAAACACGCAATTAGCAACATTACTAAAATGTGTCGTTTAGAGTATATTGTTTCCAGTGTTGTCTTTACAGATTTTGCAGAAATTGACATTTGATAGTATTGTGTATGATATAATATAATATTTTATAATATACAAATATTATATTTAAATTTTACGTACGAATATTGTTTACTTGTGTTATTTATTTTTTAATAAAAAAATTTAATATTATTTAAATATAACAACACAACACAATAACAATGACCCATGCGTCTAATAATAAAAAAAATAAAACAAAAAATGGTAATAATAAAATTATAAAAAATCAAAATAAAAATAAAACGAAAAAAAGGTCATCGTCATCATCGGCATACGTATTTACTAAAAATGATTATAACAGCGGAGACGGAATGATGACATCAGTATGGGGTCCTCCAATGTGGCATTTTTTACACACAATGAGTTTTAATTATCCCATAAATCCTACAGCGGAAGATAAAAAACACTACTCTGATTTTGTGTATAGTCTAAGGTACGTACTACCGTGCAAATACTGCCGAATTAATTTAACTAGTAATTTGAAAGCAAACCCGATTCGCGAGTGCCATTTAAAATCAAGAGAAACATTTTCTAAATACATGTATCGTCTTCATGAAATTGTGAATAAACGACTTGATAAAAAATCAGGATTGTCTTACTGCGACGTTCGCGAGAGATATGAGCATTTTAGGTCAAGATGCACCAAAAATGACCCACCTCCAAAAATATTTAATTTTGCAAAAAAGAAAGAGAAAGGATGCACTGAGCCGCTTTACGGTCATAAAGCAAAATGCATTTTATCGATTGTTCCGCAAACAAAAGATGTCCCATCATTTCACGTCGACGACAAGTGCATTAAACATAGAGCGGATGCATAAGTAAATAACATGTAGTATAAAATTAATAATATTAATTATATTTTTATTATAATGTAATTAATAATAAATTATATTATAATAATATATTAACCGTATCAAATAAAATAAACAGGTCTTCATTATGACAAAT